TGAAATCAGTGGCAACCTAACAGTAAGTGGTACAACTATACAGGTTGATACTATTACAATGAATGCTACAAACGCCATTGTCTTTGAGGGTGCAACTGCTGACGATTCCGAAACTACACTGACAATTGTTGATCCTACTGCTGATAGAACAATCACACTCCCAGATGCAACGGGCACAGTTGTTACAACAGGTAATGCTGATGCTGGTGCAACCACAACAACATTTGCTGACCTAGACCATTTCCTAATCAATGACGGGGGCACTCTCAAGAAGATGAGTATTGACACAGCGTTGTCGAGTCTCCCCGCACTGATCCCCTCTTCTGCTAACGCAAATGCGATTGGTTCTGCATCACTAGAATGGTCAGACCTTTTCCTTGGTGATGGTTCGGTAATAAACTTTGGTAATGACCAAGATACAACATTAACACACACAGACGGTGCAGGTCTGACACTTAACTCAACCAATAAACTTATGTTCAATGATGCATCACAATTCATTCAAGGAGCAAGTGCAACAATCCTTGACATTGCTGCCACAGATGAGATAGAACTTACTGCAACACTGATTGATGTAGTGGGTAACTTTACTATTTCTGGTACAGTTGTTGGTGCGAGCACAATCCAAGGTACTACCATAACAGCAACAACTGCTTTTGTTCCAGACGCACAAGATGGTGCTGCACTGGGTACAACCTCATTACAGTTTTCAGATTTGTTCTTGGCAGATAGTGCTGTAATTGGTTTTGGTGATGATAACGATACAACATTAACACACACAGACGGTGCAGGTCTTACGTTAAACAGTACCAATAAACTCATGTTCAATGATGCATCACAATTCATTCAAGGAGCAAGTTCTACCGTTCTGGATATTGCCGCAACAGATGAGATTGAACTTACTGCAACATTGATTGATGTGGTTGGTAACCTTGATGTTTCCGGTACAGTTGTTGGTGCAAGCACAATCCAAGGTACTACCATAACAGCAACAACTGCTTTTGTTCCAGACGCACAAGATGGTGCTGCATTAGGAACAACCTCATTACAGTTTAGTGATTTGTTCTTGGCTGACGGGGCTGTACTTGGTTTTGGTGATAACAATGAGGTTACCCTAACACACGTTCATGATACTGGTATCCTGTTGAATAGTACGATGGCAATCCAGTTCAACGATGCAAGTCAGTTTATCAATGCACCCAGTAATGCTATTCTGGATATTAATGCTACCGATGAAATAGAACTGAATGCAACTCTGTTAGATGTTAATGCGAACATAAACGCAAGTGGGACATACACTGGTGCTGGAACAATGACCACGGGTGGTAATATTGTTCTTCCTGATGCTGGTACAATTGGTTCAGCTACAGATGTAGATGCCATTGCTATTGGCTCTGATGGTGACATTACATTAACTCAAGACCTAGAACTTCAACATGACGGTGCGATACTTTCCTTTGGTGCCAACGATGAGGTAACACTGACTCATGTTCATGATACAGGTATCTTACTGAATAGTACAAACGTAATTCAATTCAATGATGCATCACAAAACATTGGCGCACCCAGTAATGCTATTCTGGATATTAATGCGACAGACGAAATAGAACTCAACGCAACATTAGTTGATATAAATGCGAATGTTGAAATCAGTGGCAACCTAACAGTAAGTGGTACAACTATACAGGTTGATACTATTACAATGAATGCTACAAACGCCATTGTCTTTGAGGGTGCAACTGCTGACGATTCCGAAACTACACTGACAATTACAGACCCAACTGCTGACCGGACTATCACGTTGCCGGATGAAACGGGGACAGTTCATACTTCTGGTGGTAGCATCGTTATTCCAAATGCAGCAAACATTGGTTCTGCTGGCGATGCAGATGCAATTGCAATTGCTGCTAATGGTGTTGTAACCTTTAGTCAGATACCAGTTATGCCAGCAAACTCCATAGACAGTGATCAATATATAGACGGTAGTATTGATACAGCACATTATGCTGCGGGTTCTGTTGATGCTGCTGCTTTAGGTGCTGACTCTGTTACCGCTGCAAAGATTGGTGATAATGTAATTAACTCTGAACATTATGCTGCTGGTAGTATTGATGCAGAACATATGTCTGCAAACTCCATTGATAGTGACTCTTATGTGGATGGTTCTATCGATAGAGCGCATCTTGCTGGTGGTATTATTGATGGCACCAAACTTGCTGACAACGCCGTGGATAGTGAACACTATACCGATGGAAGTATTGATACAGAACATTATGCAGACGATTCAATAACAGAAGCAAAAATAGCAAATGATGCGATTGGCGCAGCAGAACTGAAATCAGTTTCCACCCTATTGATTAAAAATGCCGCCGGGGGCACCTTGAAAACATTGTATGGTGCTGGTGCATAAATATTGTTATGGGAGTAATTAAATGACTGTTCGTGTTCCCGTAAAATATGATGGTAGTGATATTGTAGAGATGTCAGCCGGTGATATGACTGAATACTATACCTACATTGCATATCTGTATGCCCAAGCACCAACTGTAACTCTTACTGTTGTGTCTGCTAGTGGTACATTGACTCCCGGTTTGACTGATACAAGATTGCAGGCTGGTGCTGTAAGTAACTCTGCAACTGCTTTTGTTGCTGAAGGTTCAACAGCAGAACCCACAACAGTCACAGGAACCACATACGATAAAATTACAGGACCAACTTATAATACAGATGGTTCTGCTGCTGGTGATCTGGGCGCTATTGGTTACCCACTATATATTAATGTCGATAATGATTTACAAGTCATGACGCAAGCAGACTATGTTGATACCTTTATCTATGCAACGCTGGACGCAATGATTACTGCATCAGAGGATGCTACGACTAACGGAACATATACCATTACAACTGCCGCAACTGTTGCGAACTATACAGAGGTTTCTGGTGCAAACACCCCAGTATTCGTAGATACCCGTGCAAATACGGCATTATATTCTGCTGCCGGTATTCCAGAGACACTTGATCAACCAACAACTATTACAAGTTATTATCTACAGAGGCGTAATGAAGCAAGGGCATTCCCAAGCAATGCCCTCCTATTTGCAGAAAGTGATGGAAATATTATACAGGGTCCGCTGGCAGCAGATGATTCCACATTCCACGCTGTACTTGCAGTCGATATTAAGTTTCGTGCAGCAGAGGATGATGCTGGACATAAACTAAGTTATAACATTAATGGCTCTGGTAATACTAGAGGAACTGCGATTGTTGATACAAGACTTAATGGTGCTGGTAACTACCAAACTCTACAGGTTGGTGATGACTATCGTTCACAGGAATTTCCAAATGGATCATCTGTAGTAATTGGCACAAACACACTTAACATAGTACATGTCTAATCGTATAAATAAAGAACACAGGAGAAATTAAATGTCATATTTATGGACAGATAAAATTACAGATTACTATTACAGCAATCCAGAGTTGGATACTGTTGCAGTTATGTGGACAGACCCAGAAGATAAACTTACACGGGAACACTACATTAAGGTAGATGAATCTGATGAACAATGGAGAGATTTTGTTGCAGAAGTTTCTTATGAAAAAATCGACGAACGCACTGTGGTTCGACACGAACAGTTTCGTGAACAGTTTCGTGATGCATTTCGTGAGTGGGCTGGAAGAAATGAAGATGACATACAAAATAGAACTCAGTCAAATAAGTTTGAAGATGTAATTATTAATTTTTTCTCAGAATTTGATAATACAGATGCTGATCAAAAAGAACAGTTGTTTAAACTCAAACTCAAAATATTTGAACAAGAATGTGTTAAAAATTCAAAGTCAGCTGACAAGTTTAAAAATGCAAAAACTTTCATTCGTAAAGCAGAAAGTCCTATGGATGTTTTGTTGGGGTATATGGTATTTGCAAATGGTGCTGAACTCAAGATGGCCGATAAAGAAAAGTTTCAAGTGGAGGGGGTATACGTCCCAATAAAATAATTATGAATAATATATTATGTATGAAGTGGGGAGATAAGTATGATGACTCCTATGTTGAGAAGTTGAAAGAACAGTGTGAGGCAAACTGCACTGTTCCTTTTAAATTTTGGTGTTTTACCGACAAGCCAGAAAAAGACTGGCACATTCCAATTCCAACTACACTAGATAAGTTCTATAATGAGGAACGTGGTTTCTTCTGGGCATATCGTAAGTGTTATATGTTTAGACCTGATCTTATTAGTGGTGATGGGAAAATCTTTCCAGATAATTCTAAATTTATGTTCCTTGATCTTGATGTTATCATTCATCAAGATTTAAAGTATTTCTTTGAATTGCCTAACGATAAGCCATGGATTGTTCGTGGGTGGTGGAATGATATTAGTATGGTTAAACAAAATTATGCAAAGCATAAATCAACACCCCTCAACTCATCAGTTATTGTATGGAAGAAAGGTCAGCTGATGCCAGTGTGGAACCACGTTGTGGATAATGCAGAAGTTGTTTTCTTTACATCACCAAGTCTAGATAACTACTTTGCTCACCACTGGTATGATCCTTGGAAAGAAGATGACGGATTTCTACGAGGATTTCCACAAGGAGATATCTATTCATGGTATAAGGGGAATGTTTTTCCTGATGATATGGAGAAAAAGAAAATAAGAGAAGACCACAAAATTTGTTTATTTAACAATAGCACACAGACTGAGGGTGTTAATACTGATGAGATAAAAGAATTATGGTAGATCATATAAAATTTACAACTGAAATTGCTGAAGATTGGAAGTCTGTTCTTTCTCTAGTACATCACGATGAATATAATCACTGTATCAAAAGAATTCGAGATGCATCAACAGCGTCCCAGTTGCAAAGTAAGTTATGGTTAGTTTCAGAAATCGTAAATCTTGGTATCAGGGCTGAGAGGGTAGCTCTTCTTGCTGGTTGGTATGCAAACTTCATCACACCACTTTTGATTGATGAACTTGGAGTAAAATATATACTTAACCTAGAAATTGATCCTGATGTTAAAACTCTTACCTATAAATTTAATAAGAGATATAAAGATCAAGACTCTGAGACAAAAGCATTATACAAGTGTTATTTGCATGACGTTATGTTTGAACCTCTAAAATATGGTCATTTTGATTTAGTTATTAACGCATCATGCGAACATATGTTCCCCATGTCAAGGTTTCGTAAACTAAACAAGTCTAATAATCATATATATGTGTTACAGTCAACCGATGATGAACAATGGGATGATCATATAAATTGTGTTAGTGGCCCAGAGGAATTAGCGGATCAGGCAGAGATTGTTGATATTATGTATTCTGGCACACTAAAATTGGACAATGGTATGAACAGGTTTATGGTGATAGGACGATGAACATCGTAGAGTGGTGCCGGGATCATGATGTCTGGTATTTAAAGATTGATATAGAGATTCCAGAAGTTTGCATGAAGGAAGCACAGGCAGTATATGACGAAGGTTTCTTTGTTGATCACAGATATGGTGACGGCGACGGTTGGAGGTCAGCATCTATTCACAGTTTTGTGGAGAAAGGTTCTGACCCATCATTAGGATGGTTTCATACAAAAAATCCAAGCGGGCATGGTCTGTCTGAGGATAATGTTGATTGGGGGTGGACAGAGATTGCAGAAGTTGCCCCAGAGACTAAGAGGTGGTTAGAGGATTTCCCCCACAAGTCCTATAGACGTTTGCGGTTTATGTTATTGGAACCGGGCGGCGCTATTGTAGATCATAATGACTCCAATGAAAAAAGAGACAGAGAAGGTAGAACAAGAAACATTTCTGGTGCAATCAATCTTGCGTTCTATCAACCTGAAAATTGTTATCTGAGACGAACAGACACAAAGGAAGAGTTGCCTTTTGAGAACTGCACGGGTTTCTGGTTTGATAATGGTGTGCAGCACGAAGCATTAAACAGCTCAAATGAGAATAGGTTTCACTTTATTATGCATGGGGGTTTCAATAAGGAACGTGAAGAACTTATGAAGAGGTCGTTGGTCAAACAATTTGGTAAAGATGTGTTGCGAGAGATTGATGACCAAAAAACTTGAAGATTATAAATGGTTTTGTCCAGAACCCTTTACAAATACTATGAACTCTATAACTGGTTCAGGTGAAATGAATATACCTTGTTGTCACATTAACAGCAATAAATGGAATAGGAAAGTTGAAGGTCAAGATATAAAATCCTTTCGAAAAGAATTTATAAATGGTGGTGGACCTTTAATTGATAATGTTTGCACTAGGTGTATTAAACAAGAGGAATCTGGAAACAAAAGTTTTAGACAAAATCACTTAGATAATTTCAATGGTAAGTTTGCACATAAGAAAAAAGAACTAGAAGAGAATTTAGACAACCCGCCATTACTTACTATGGAATTTAGAGCGCAAGATAATTTTTGCAATTTGAGATGTAACATGTGTAAATCGATACTGTCTTCTGGACTTGCCAAAGAAAACTTGGCATTGGGAAAACCCATTCATCATAGATTGAATAATAATCCTCGTTTTAAAAAAGAATCTAATATTCCTAACTTAGAAAACTTACTAGAGCTGAAACTTGTTGGTGGAGAGACATTAGCAATTGATGATAACTATAAGGTCATGGAAAAATGTCCAGCTGATGTGGTAGTCCATATCACAACCAATGCAACTGTAACTCCTAAATTTAACGATAAGGATATATTTGACTATATTTCAAAATTTAAAGAGATACATATGAATGTGTCTATAGAATTTTGGGGAGATAAAAATAACTATCTACGTTTTCCATCAAAGTGGGATCGTATTATGGACAATGTTAAAAAGTTTAAATCTTTTGATAATTGTATAGTAAATTATCACGCTACAATAAATGCTTTAAACGTAGGTTATATGTTAGAAATAATTGATAATGCTGATTGTCCAATTGCAATAGACAATTTAGTATATGGTGAGAATGAAATTTATTCAATCGTTTCGGTTCCTCCAGAGATAAGAGAACAATACTTAGAGAAGTATTATCGTGATTATAGGAAAGAAACAGATACTATAATCACATACCTTGAAAATATTGAATATGATAAATCTCAAATGATTCGTATGTTACAAGACATAAAGGATAGAGATAAATATCGTGGAACGTGTTTAACTGATTTGTTTCCAGAATGGAGAAACTATTATGAAAAGCTTTGATGAATTTGTTGCATTGTGGGAGAAGGAAACAGATAAGGTAAAAATTAAAAAAGAATTTAAACATATGTTGTTTCTGGTGGTTTATCCTGACAAACTAAAATGGGATTTTGGAATAGAGAAACAAACTCAAACTACAACATTTATGGTTACAGGGGGTGCTACTGGAGCATCAACAGGCCACGATGTTCGTTTTTGTTATAGGAGCGAAGTTCACGATCTTCTTTTAAAGTGTGATCATACCCATGCTATGATTGTATCAGTTGGTATGGTATTCGATATGGTGTCCGGTGGGCCTGAAAAACGAGTTACACCAATAACGGACTTCTATGATTTTGTAGAGAGCGATCAGTTTTGCAAAGCTCATATTATGGCAAGGCCAAAACATAAAGCATATTTTCACCATCAACATATCAATTTAAATCTTACGGTATGGAAGGATATCGGTTCTCCTGATATGTCTAAGAGATATGCTGTTGTTAAACGATCCCCCGATAATTACCATGATGACTATACCCCGCCATGGATAGAACTAGAGGGGATGCCTACTGTCACAAATTTTACGAATGCTGAAAGATCGAGAAAATCCTTTTCATATTATAGAGATGATCAAACTGCATTTTGGAAAGACCTTGACAATGTAGATATGAACGATTATTATTTTAGTAGATTTATGACGAGAATACGAAAACAATTTTATATAGAGAATACAGAAAGAGTTGGAGAACTACCTACAGAAAAATTTGATATTATATTTTCAACTACAGCTGGTTATCGTGCTGCACTACTTGCAGACCAATTAGAGTTTGACGGTGAAGTTGTGTTGTTTGATTACTGTCAAGAAAATTTAGATATAAAACAAATGATAATAGAAATGAATATGTCTTTGCCAGAAATTAACTCTTATGGTAAAATGATCGACCATGATATGGTACTTCCTGATTCTATCGCAAAACAATCTGTAAAAAGTATGGGTTCTTTTGAAAATTTAAGGCAATTAGAAGAAAAAATGGAAAGGGACTATGACATTGAGTATTGGTTGATGGATTTAATATCACCAAACTATGATAGAATTTTGGAAAAAATTCAAGGTAAGACAGTATTTTTCGACGCAACTAATATCTTTTGTTATCACATGTCACACGCATATTATACTCTAGATGAATTGGTCAATTCGTATAAAAAATTACGAGATGTTTTGACATCATCTAATGGAACCTTTTATAGAGGCACTTCACCAACCAAACAAAAAATAGATGCATGGGTATCCAAATGGATATCGTAGCAGTTCGTATTGGTGATAAGTATGGTCCAGAGTATGAGACATACTTAGAGAACAAGTTACCAGAACACAACTTTATCTGGGTTCATGAACCATATCATCCATCTGTCACTTTGCAATGGAACAAGATGTGGGGTATGCAGATGGACACCGATGAACCTATCTGTGTGATGGACATTGACATTTTGCTTATGGGTGATTATAAGAAGGTTTTTGACTATCCAATAAAGCCGGGACAGTTTCTTGCAATGCCGGGATGGTGGAGAAATGATTCCGACACTTATGAGATTAATGGTGGGTTCTTTAAATACTACCCAAAGGAATGCAAATATATCTATGACAAGTTCATGAAGGATATTCATCATTGGCAACAGTTTTATATTAAGAATGGCCAAACCACTGGGCCTGTTAATGGTGAACAATATTTTGTAGAGGATAGTGTGAATGAAAGATTAGAACTTATCACACTTCCTAACGAGTGGTTTACCAGATGGGTTGCTGATGATAAGGTTATTGATTTTAAAAACAACAAAACTTGGCAGTACAGGATGACTGAGCGATATGAGAAGGCAACTGGTAACGATTGGATATATATGGGGGGAGAGTTTCATCCCGATATAAAATTTGTGCATTTTACAAACCATAGAAACAAACCTCATGAATGGAGAGACTATGAAAATTTTTGCAGCAACTAGTTCTTCTTCAGATAGTACATATCTGTTATATAAACTCCTTACTGAAACTACAGATGATATTATATCAAGGATACTTCGTCTAGATGCATCTGATCAAGACGTAACACAGTATCCTATTGTGTGTAATTGGTTGAAAGAAAATGTTCGTGATTTTGATTTTGATTTTTCAGAGTTTGAAGATCGTGCTAGTGATACCATGTTAGAAACTATAAGATCAAAATGGTATACTGTTGCATTGTTATCAGAAATGCACGATGTAAACTTAATATGTATAGGTTATAATACATATAATTGGAGTCCTTCTAATTGGTATTTTAAAAGTTCAGAGTCAACTGAAAATTTTTATAGAAGAGGAAATTTATATTCTAGAGTAGATCATTCCATTCTTAGAGATTACACAGATATTCCCATTGAATGGCCGTTAATGAATCGCAAAGATGAACCTATGGGAAGATGGGAAACGTGGGAGTTAATACCGAAAGAGCTTCAAAAGTTAGTTTCTCACTGTTCATGTGAAAAGTGTGCTAAATGTAAATGTCGGGAATGGTATAATAAAAAGAAAAAAGAAGGATTTAGTGCTGTAGAACTTGATGATATTATTATGAAGGAGGGAAAATATGGGAAATATTATACAAAAGAAAGTATTCCAGACACTAGGCATGATGCTTATGCAGACCAGAAATTTCCAGTATGGAAACCGAAGTTGTCCAGTTATCAAGCATTACCAACAAAACCTCACAATAGATGATGAACTACATAAACCAAATCTTATAAATATAGGAAAAAGGATACTTCTATGGCCATACCTATAAGTAAATCAACATTCAAAGATTATTGCCTGCGAGCATTGGGTTCTGGGGTCATTGATATTAACATATCAGACGCTCAGGCAGATGATCGTATTGATGAAGCTCTTCAGTATTTTGCACAATATCATTATGATGGTATTGAGAAGATGTATCTCAAACATCTAATTACCGCAGCAGATGTTGCAAGGGGAACAGCAAATATAACCTCAACGGGAACAGATACGGCAGACATCACTATTACTGATACATTCCTAGAGGGTAGTAATTTTATTCCAATGCCTTCTGCTGTTGTGTCAGTGATACAGGTCTGGCCGTTCACTGGTACAGGTGGTGGTTCGAACATGTTTGATGTTCGTTATCAGTTGCGCCTTAATGATTTATATGACCTATCTTCTACTTCTGTCATTCAGTATCAGATGGCAATGGATAACCTTGACCTTCTAGAACATATCCTTGTTGGTGAAACGCCAATTCGATTTAACCAACATCAAAATCGTCTTTATATTGATGGCGATTGGACAAATGACTTTGTTGCTGGGGAAGATTATATCATTGCAGAATGTTATCGCAAAATAGACCCAGACACATATATAGATATCTATGATGACATCTTCCTAAAGAGATATGCAACTGCCCTGATTAAACAGCAATGGGGTGCAAACCTATCCAAGTTCAGTGGTGTTGCGATGCTTGGTGGTGTTACTATGAATGGTGAGACTATCTATTCACAGGCACAGGAAGAGATTAATAAGTTGGAAGAACAAATTCAGCTTACGTTTGAGTTACCTGTGAATTATATGATAGGTTAAAGGAACTACTTTTATAAATAACTATATGAATTAACTTTCTATAGGAGTGAATAATGGAAAAATATGGTTTTGTTTATATTTGGAGAGATCGAAAGCATAATAAATATTATATAGGATGTCATTGGGGAACTGAAGATGATGGTTATATTTCATCATGTAAATGGATGAATAGAGCTTATAAAAGAAGACCGGAAGATTTCAAAAGAAGAATATTGAAAAAAATATATACTTCTAGGGAAGATTTATTAAACGAAGAATATTATTGGTTGCGGTTTATAGATGATGGTGAACTTAAAGTAAAATATTATAACACTATAAATAAAAAATTTAATCATTGGTCTGTTTCTGAAAGAGACAGTGTTCGAAAGACTATTAGTGAAAAAACTAAAGAAGCAATGTGGAGAGATGATGTAAGAACTAACTATATCAAAGGTATGAAAACCAGAGATAATAAAAGCGCAGACCCAGAAGTTAGAAGGAAAAGGTCTATATCTATGATGGGTAAGAATGTGGGCAAGAAACGCACAGAAGAATCCAAGAGAAAGATGAGTAAAGCAAAGATGGGCACGAAACACACAGAAGAACACATAAGGAAAAAAATGGTAGGTATTAGCAAACTCTATGGGTGCCCTAGTTGTGATAAAAAAATGAATGTTGGGAACCTCACAAAACATATTAAGATTTGCAGAGGATAATTCATGGCTGTAAATAAACATTTTCATACAAGTGGTGTATCTGCGATTGCAACTGAGCAATCTCTATACGCTGACTTAGTTGCAGAAGCAATTCAGATTCATGGTCATGATGTATATTATCTTGACCGCACACTAGTTGCAGAAGACACCGTACTTGGTGAAGATGCGATATCCAAGTTTAATACACAATCCCTTATCGAAATGTATATGGAAGATGCTGGCGGGGGTTATGCTGGAGAACGAGAACTGATGTCTCAGTTCGGTTTGCAGAACCTTAGTGAAGCAACCTTTGTTGTAAGTAAGACAAGGTTTCAGGAGAAAACTAAACAGTTACAAATTGAAACAGGAACAGATTCAACATCATCTGGTTCTATTCAATTGGAATCTGGCACACTCTCAACATCTAAACTAGAGGGTGAGATATTTTATATTATAAACGAAACTGATGCAACAGATGCAGACCGGCCATTAGAGGGTGATGCGATTTATCACCCAACACTAAAGAAACTATTTGAGATTAACTTTGTAGATCACGATGATCCTTTTCACCAGTTGGATAATAATCCGGTTTACAAGATGCGCTGTCGCCTGTTCGATTATGGTTCAGAGTCACTTGATACAGGTATTACAGACATTGATGCAATTGAAGATTCTCTATCAATTGCAAGTTCTGATTATCAGCTGACACTTGAACAGGCAACAGGAACTACCATCAATCAAGAGATCAGGATTGATTATGATACTAGTGAAAGTGGCTTACTGTTGGATGAGACAGATAGCGATAACATTATCGGTGAAGATGAAACCACACTTGGTGGTGAGAGTATCCTACTCGAAACAGGTGGTGATGAATACATCATACAGGAAGACTATATAGTAGGTGACGGAGTTATAGACAAGACGGCTCAAAATGAGTTATTTGACACATTGGATGATACTGTACTGGACTTCAGTGAGTCAAATCCATTTGGTGATGCAGGGAGCGCAGATTAATGCTAGGACAGACTTTTTATCATGAAACCATTCGCAACATAGTTGTGGGTTTCGGAACAATTTTTAATAATATTCAATTAGTTCGTAAGGACAATGCTGGAAAGATTCAACAGACCATGAAGGTTCCTTTGGCATATGGGCCAAGGCAGAAGTTTCTTGTTCGTTTGAATGATGATGCAGACCTTAGTAAAGCAGCTGCTGTTACTTTGCCTCGTATTGGTTTTGAGATTACAGGGCTTTCTTATGATCCTGCACGAAAACTAAATCGTGTTCAGAAGTTCAAGAAGGTTAAGGGTGATAAGTCAGACCAGTTGGACACGCAATATATGCCTGTTCCCTACAATGTCAATTTTCAACTTTACATTCTTGCAAAACAATCAGATGATGCTCTACAAATTGTTGAACAGATTCTACCATATTTTCAACCAGATTACACAATCACGATGAATGATAACGCTGATATGGGTGTCAAAAAAGACATTCCCGTTATTCTCAACAGTATTTCTTATGAGGATGATTATCAGGGTGACTTTACCACAAGACGTGCGATCATCTATACTCTAGATTTCACTTGTAAGTTCTATCTCTATGGCCCTGTTACTTCTAGTAAGGTTATTAAGACAGTACAGGTTGATGCATATACTGATCTGCCCGACAAATCACCCACACGACAGCAGAGACTTACAGTTACACCAAACCCAACCAGTGCTGATGCTGATGATGATTTTGGTTTCAATGAG